TAAAGAAGAGAAATATATTAAGTCTTTTTCACTTTATATTGATGATGAAATGGTTTACGAGAAAGAGAAAGCTGATGCCCTGGAGGCCGACTTACAGCCTCTAGTAGGCGGAAAGCTACGGCAGAAAGAAATGCTAATTACGAAAATATTTAAGTATGATACTAATCCCGCAAACCAAATTCATCCACCAAGTTATTAACTATATCATATTAAATGCGCGTATTAACCTTGTCATACCAATTCCTCCACCAACGCGAGGTATCATATCAAAGTTTAAAAACTCTTCAAGTTCGTTCTCAACTCTGTCTCTACCAAACTGCCCAAATAACAGATCCGCATACATTCCGTTGCTAATTGTGTGAAACTGCTCTCGCATTTCGTTTGTATCAGAGCTGCGTTCTGCACTACCTATTGTTTCTTGTCCTGCTATAATAACATCTATCTTTGCGGCTGTTCCATCACCATTTTGTTTCATATTCCAAAACGGTGATGTGTGATTTGGAAAGTTCTTTATCATGCAAACTTTATTACTGTAGTCGCGCCACATCATTTCTTCTTCATTATGAGTTAATTCGTCGACGTTATACTCTTTACACCAGTTTTCATAGTCCTTTCCAACTATGCTATCTTGAGGTCCAAAGCCCAAATATTCACATAACTCTTTTTCCATTTGTTCTAAATCTTTTATGGTGCCGGGCATTTCAAATTCAAACATTGGAAATATAAGATCGTGGCGGCCTTTAATAGGATTAGGCTCTTGTCTGTATGAGGTTGAGATACAAAAAAAGCCCGGTGTTTCAGGCTTAGTAAGCAATTCGTGCTCCAACCACATTTGGCCAGTTTGTGGCAACGGCCAGACTTCTCCAGCATAATTATAAGTTGAAACTGTTGTTGGATCTTCGCATGCCGCTAATATGCTTAACCTATTTTGTGTGTGTACTTCTAAAAAGCCGCGGTCTAAAAAAAAGGACCTTAATAGGCCCACAGCATCTGTGAATTTCTTAGGATTAATAAGTTGTGTCATATGTTTTCTCCAGTCAAAAAAATTTTGCTCGACGATACAAAATTTCCTTTTCTTTTATTTATACAATTGATCAATAACCGTAAGGTATAATTACATAATGTATTGCCAATACTATTCCAACCGAAACTATTAATCCTAACATCATTTTAAGAAAGTCTCTTCCTACAATTGGAAATACATGCTTGAATTTATAATTTTCCATAACAGTTGATATAGCAAGTTCTCGTCCGCATAACAATCCAACAAACACCCAGGTTGTACTCATAGGAATGTCATTTAATTCTTTAAAAAATAACAATATAAATGCATAAACTAAATTAATTATTGTTGCTGATCGAACATATCTAGTGCCTGTCTTTTCTAAAACAATTTCTTGAATTTTGCCGCCTTTTTCTCGAAATGTATATCCTAAGAACACTACAAACACAGCAGATATAAAAAGCATCCATTCTATAGACAATGCTCGTGGAAGGAATACAGCAATATTTGCCATATCGTGTGATAACCAAGTATACCATAAAAAGCCAGTTGTAGCCCATTGGGCAACGCGCCAATATCTTTTATGTTGTTCTTTTACTTTATCATGTTTTTCATCAATTAATCGTTCTAAAACAATCCATACACAATACGCAACAACTGCGGCTAATGCATAACCCATAACAGATTTTACAAGCATTTTTTCTAGTATAAACGTACTAGCAAACGCCGATAAAACTAAGAATGAAGTTGAAACAGGAATGCCAATTCGCGTTAACAATAAAAGTATTGCCGGTGCTGTAGCATGATACCACTGCACTTCTTGGAATGGTATTTTATTTAATCTACCAAATGATATATCACCTGCATTAATATACCACCCATACCACATAGTTATTAATAGACCAACCGAAGCGGCGGCCCATAAAGTATACCATTTAAATTTTTCTGAATTTGATGCTAGCCATGGACCTAAAGTTTGTACACTATCATTAGCAACAACAGAATATGCCGCTAACATAAAACCTAATATCATCCATAAAAGGGTTAAATCCATATATAAAAAGGCTCCAAAAAAAAAGCGAGTGACTATTTCTAGCCACCCGCCATAAAAGTTAACTAAACACTTGCTCGTTATTGTTACGTCTGTGACAATTAACAATCATACTGTGTTATCTTTTACTTAATACTTCTAATTTCATCATTATAGTGTTTAGCGTATCGCGATTGATGCCTAGGCATCAATACTATTTATATTAAAGTATATTCTCTCTTGCAAGAATTTGTTCATCTTCATCTGTTAATTCAACAGATGAACTAACGTTTAATTCTAAAATCTTTTCGCTAATTGCAACACGTTCTTTTCTTAAATCTGATAACTTATTTTGGAAGGTGTCATCGCCTGTACGTACAAGTTTTTCATACCGTCCAATTAAATTATTAAGTTGAACTCGTTTTGTTAATAGAGTACTAACACCGGTCTCAACATTTGCTTTACCAACCTTGTCACGCAAACTATACAATACAGATTCAACCTCTTCTAACTGATTTAACTTCTGCTCTAAATCTCCACTTGTGGAGTCAATACTAACATCCGATACCGCTTGACGAATTTGCTCCTGCAAAGTGGCGGCTCTACGTAAATTGATTTTCATTTATACACTCCTTTTAATTACAATGTGTCAAATTATTATATACTATGTTTATTAACTTGTCAATAGTTATTTATTTGGATTCCCATAAAATATATTAATTTCAGAATCTTCCAAACCAGCAACTCTCAATTTAACAATATTATTAATTTGGAATTGCTTTGCTTCCAGTGCTTTTAATACGCCAAGAAATTGATTCCGTAAAAGTCCAAACTGATTAATTAATTCTGTTTGACCAACTACTTCGGATTCCCCATCAACATACACTCCAGCATCTCTACTAGTTAATGCCCGTTCGTATTTCTCTAAAAATTTTCTAAATGTTTGTGCTCTAATTCTTCGTAACTGAATATTAAGATGCTCAAGTATTGCTTCAATTTCTTGTAACTGAGCAAAACGTGTTTCAACAATAGCAGGAAGCATACTTGAAGATTTTTCAATTGACCCATGCATGGGTATCTCCTTACGTGCTTCTATTAATTGTTCTTCGTAATACTCTATACAATCAGGAAGATTACTAATATTACTTGAAACTTTTTCGTACCAATTAGCCATTAATACTCATCGTCCGTTTCGGCATCCGAATCTTCAAATTCTTCTACTTCATTAAAATAATTACTTAATGCATTATCTAAATAATCATCTTGTCCTGTATAGTCTCTTAACTCTTCAACATCGCCGATGCCATCATAAACATCAACGAGTCTTCTTGCGGCATCATGTCTATCCTTTTGAGGGATATAATTTTTAATTGCCGTCCACATTTCTGTAAAGAAATCAGGTAATTCACTCATACTTTTTCTCCGCAATAATATATGCAACCGTGGATATTTACCTATTCTTCATTTATTTCGTCAGAAACAGGCTCTTCCTCAACTTCAACTACCGGTTCTAATACCGATCCATTTGCTTTTTCTTGTAAAATAATCGGTAATGTCTCTGCATTCCATCCCTTTCTAAAGTATATATGTTCCTTTCCAGTACTGTCTTTATATAATAACCTATTACCTTGCTTAACAAGATCGCCAGATTTTTCAAATAGATCAATTAATCCACTGTATGGACTCATTCCGGTCTCATATGGAATCTCAACTTGCACTGACTCAAATGGTTTTGAAAATCTTGTTTTCATAACTTTCATTGCGGCTCGAATTCCTAAAACTTCAGAAACCTTGTTACCATCTGCATCAACCTTAAGTTTTAATTTCCGCATAGCAACAACAATAGAACTTGCATACACAAATCCTTGTCCGCCCGATATCTTGTCATCTGGGTTAAACATATCCTGTGAAGCATATGTATGGTTTGTAACTATAAATCCAATTGGATATGGAGCAATATTATTAACTGTATTACGAATTAATGCTGTAAGCGCCTTAGGCTTGCGTCCTAAATCACCTTTTAGATCGCCGGCTTCAAATTGTTTAATATCTGTTGGCGATAACAACATACCTAAACTATCAATAATAATTACTACTTTTGGGCATTCGTCGTATTCCTTGCCCGCATTTTCTTCTTTGTATCCTTTAAGAAATTCTGATAATGTTTTAGCAACACTATCAATCATAGATACATTAATTTTTAGAAGTTTATCTTCACTTGTATCTACCCCAAGGGCCTGTAGCCAAGTATTGTCAAGTGCATTTTCACTGTCCATCATAACAACATAGCAACCGGACGCCTGTGCATTACGAGCTAAGTTACCGCTTACAACTAAACTTTTACCGGATCCGGATTCACCAGCAAACATTGTTACCTTACCAAGAGGAACACCTTTATAAAAGTCTCCGCTAATAAGATAATTTAATGCATAACTGCCAGTATCAATCCAGTCTTTAGGATCATTGAAGCCGAGACTTAGGCCCTCGATATTTTTTGTTAAACTTTTTCTAAATTTAGAAAAATCGTACGGTCTTCTTACCATTTGCAGCCTCCATATAAATGATCAGGAGGGGTTCCCCCCTCCTGATAACTACTATTAAGATGCATTCTTACGTTCACGAATCATAGCAAGAATATCTTCTGCGGTTGATTTCTGAGGTTCATCAGTAACAGTGTCGGTAACCTCTTCCTTAGCAGGTACCGGTGTAT